AAGAAAAGAAATTAAAGATTATCTGGGTGTGGGGAAGTCAGGCCGTTCCCGCTACTTTTGGAAAGTAGAGCTCGAGAGTTCAAATCTCTCCTCCCAGACCAAACTACTGATATCCACTATAGAGTACACCCTAGTTAAAGAATTAACTATAGGAATTCTAAGTGGCAACTTAAGTAAGTCTCGATAAAGCGGAAAAATTTGGATAAAATCGTGATCTGCTATATTCTACTTAGTATCGGGTATTCCCAGCGGACAGGCATAGTGAACGTTACCGGCTGTTAACCGGATGACCATCGAAAGGTGGGCGAGGGGCGGTACCTCGGCTGGGAGCCAAAATAAAAATAAAAATTGATTGACAATAACGTGTTTCATGTTATTGTAAGAAATAACTTGATAAACACCTCAATATATGAAGCTCGTCCTAGGAACTTTGATCCGGCGGTAAGTATGTTCCCTAGGGGTCTTCGATGGAAGTACGCCGGCGGCAGTATATTAGTTGTGTCAAGTTTATTGGGTAATGGTGGAATTGGTAGACACACCTGACTGTTAATCAGACGCGAAAGCATGTAGGTTTGAGACCTACTTACCCAGCCAAATTTTAGTGGGGGACTCTAGTGATGCTGGTGCCCACACTGGCAAAATAATATTTGAACTATTTGAACTATTTGAACTATTTGATGATATATTATATAATGCCTTGTAAGCTAACTTAGTAGAAGCGCCTGCCTGAAGAGCAGGAGGAGTTAGAGCGGAACTAACACAAGGCACCAAAAATTAAGATGAATTACAACAAAAAATATAACTGGACTGATATACAAAATTATTATAATTTAGGCCATTCTTGGCGTGAAATAATGGTAATGTTTGGGGTTTCTATGCGTGGAATACAAATGGCCACAAAAAGAAATGATTTCATTAGCCATAGAACCTTTAATGAAAGTGTTAAACTAGCGAATAAAAAGAAACCCAAATACTATATGTCAGAAGAAAAAAGATTTGAATTATCAAAAACACAAAGTGAAAAGAACAGAGGCGGTCGTTCTAAATGGTTTGATGTTAATGGCATTAAAGTTCAAGGAACATGGGAAAGAAATTTTGCTTTATTACTTTGTAATAAAAATATCAATTGGCGTCGAGGTACGCCCTTAAAGTATTGTATAGATGGTAAAAATAAACACTATACACCGGATTTTTATCTTCCTGATTATGATTTAAATATTGAAATAAAAGGATATTGGTGGGGTTCCGATAAAAGAAAAATAGATTGTATTATCCAACAATATCCAAACATAAAACTGACGATACTTGAAGATGATAAAATATTTGAAGATTTTTTAATCAATTTAATATCTAAATGGAGATTAAAAATGTCAGATGATGGGAAATATAAAGTAATCATACAACCTGGTGCTTTTGATTTTTTTGAAGGAACACAAGAAGAACTAGATCAACTTATGGAAACCCTAACCAAAGGTATCGAAGATGGTTCATTTTTTGAAAATTCACAGACAATAGATATGGAATTATTAGCTGAAGAAGATCCCAAATTCTACGAGCATCTACAAAAACAATTAGATGACCTTGATACAGATAGAAATAAGAAATTAAATTAACAATGCCGAGTTGGTGTAGTAGCTGCACATCACACTGTGAATGTGGGAGAGTTGGGGCAGAACCAACACTCGGTACCAAATGCGGGTAGACAAGCGTAAAGGCCGCGCAACAGACTTCCACTCTGTAGAACGGGGAGTTCAATTCTCCCTACCCGCTCCAAAATAAAAAAAAAAATAAATAATTGACAAAAAGCAAAATGCTGCTACTATAAACAGGTAGTTAGGAATAACTGCAATAAATGGCGCCATAGTTCATTGGTTAGAACGCTGGGCTTTCAACCCGGAAAAGAGGGTTCAATCCCCTCTGGCACTACCAATACCATGCTCCTGTAGGCCAACTGGTAGAGTCGGCGGCTTTAGAAGCCGTGCGTTGGGGGTTCGAATCCCTCCAGGAGCACCAATTTGCATAGGAAAACACGATGGCATTTTATCAAAATCCCTCAAATGGCTATCAGGAAACAGCAACTACACCTTTAAGTTGGTTATGGTGTTTGCTGTTTGGATGGCTTTACTTCCTATTTAATGGTAATTATAAACATGCACTTTTGTGGTTAATAGTATTTTTTATAACTGTCGGAATTAGTTGGTTGATATATCCGTTTTTTGTGTATACAATTAATAATAATTTTTATAAAAGGCAAGGTTGGGTTAAAATTGAAATTTAATTTCAATTTTAACCTAATAATGCAAAATAATGCCATAGTAGACCAACTGGTAGAGTCAACAGTTTCAAACACTGTAAGTTGGGGGTTCGAGTCCCCCGTGAGGTACCAAAGCATTAATTAATGAAAATTAATTTCTAATCGATTTTTATAAGACAATAATATTTCAGTAAATTCTGGTACTTTGGAGCTTAATAAGCCATCAGTAAGATCTTGAGCAAGAACTATGCTTATGCCAAAAGCACCAATTACTTGGCTTTTATCATCCAATAAAGCACAACGAACTTGTAATCGGTTGGAATGCAAGGCAGGAGAGTTAGAACTATGGCTAACAGCAGTTACAAAACTTGTGCAACCCCCGGATAATGTAATATCAATATTTGTTATTGATAAAAGTGGCATATTTTGTCGTTCTTGTATGGGATTGGGTATGTCTGGTTTAGATTTAATATAGATTGCACTTGCATATCCCGGAGTAGAGTTGTTAATTAAATTACTATACCATCTTACTTCAGATCTTTCGTGAAATAACCAAATATAAAATAAATCAGCATTTGAATCTTCTATAATTTTAGTTGATATATTTTCAAAATTAAATAATGTTTTTTCATAGTTACTTGAATTATTAAATCTATAAAGTCCATTATTGTATTTTGGCCAGAGCATGTTATAATTAAAGAAGGCTGCCGAAATAAAAAGACCTATTATAAAAAATGATATTTTAGTAATCATGTTACACCTCGAGTAAATGTTGGTATTGTATATTTATAATTCTAATAAGTATCGAATATTTATAATTCTAATAAGTATTGTATATTAATAGTTAAATCAAAAAATGTAACGCTACTTGGTAACACCGGTTAACATTCCCAAGTGTAAGGCGTACTGGCATGGACACGGAATGGGAGTAGCTACCCTTTTTAAATGTATTCTGCTAAGTGCTGCGTTACAACCAATTTGCGCCGGTGACCCGAGTGACGAAGGGCGCGGACTTTTAATCCGCTATTCAAACACCGTGGGTGCGAGTCCCACCCGGCACACAAAAAATAATGACAAATATGTTCAAATATAGCATAGTAATAACTAGATAATACGGAGCATATTATGGATCATTTTACCGAAGAAGAAGAAGAAATAGTAAAAAAGTTTTTTAGAAACAATTGCTTTTATTTGGTTACTTCTGAAAAATTAGAGCTATGCCAATCATGTAAGGGATTGGGTGTTACTAGTCGAGAAGAATTAACTGATTACCATAAAGGCGAATATGGTACTTTTTACGATAAATGTAAAATATGCGATGCTGATGGTAGAATTATAGTTAGAAAAACTGAAATTAGTTTCAGAGGTTCTTATGAAAAGAAAGAAACTATTCCGTTAACCAAATATAATAAAGATCCATTAACAGGCGGACATACATCAAATAAACGTTTTAGTGTGATTGTTGACGAACGAGATTGGACTTTAGAACGAGATAATCTAAAATTAGCTAATTTAAATTATGATAATTATAACAAATTAGTTAAAGAACTTAGAATGATAGAAAAACTTAAGAAATAATATTAGTCTTCTGATATATTAATTAAATCTATATTATCAATTATATTTTTAATATTTTTGTTTTTAAAATAATTCAAACTTAAATTAAGAAATAAATCTATTGGTAACATTTTTTCAATAAATTCACCGCTATTATTATGGAATTTAAAAGCTAATTCTTCGTAATTTTCACCACTATTTGTATCATTGGATTCAATAAGTATTGAAAAAATTATTTCTTGATAAGAAACAGGTAATGTGGGTGTTTTTCTCATTATTTTATTTTCGTCTACAAAATTATTCCAAAATGTCATTTTTATTAATTCTTCTCTTTGATTTGACATTATTATTATTTTTCTTATGTCTTCATATGAAGATAGCTCAATATATGGATATGTTAAATCTTTTAAATCCTGATCTCTTATTGTCAAATATAATGGAACCGTAAAATTAAATCCAGCATTATTTAAAAACGCTCTTATAGTTAAATGGTATAACAAGAGTCTTGTAATCTCTAGTTTTCAGTTCGATTCTGAGTAGGAGCACCATACGACATAATTAAGCCGAAGTTGAAAGGTTATCGTAACTTGTAACTTACCGTATCCGGGTTCGACTCCCGGTCCGTACACAATTTATGTGCGGGCGTGTTGGAACGTTGAAAAACATCTTTCACATTACTTGCTTAATTACTTGGACCCGTGTGCTGAGCGGCCGAAAGCACCCGGCTCTTAACCGGAGATACCACACCGTAGGTTCGAATCCTACCGGGTCCACCAAACATATAATGAGGCTACTATGGATAATTATAAAAGCGACCTTCATATAATGATATGGTTAAATGATGATGTTTTTCTGGGACCAATTGCGGGTTTAGAAAAACGCATTGAAACTCGGGTATTAAATAGTAGAGAATTTGAAGGTAGACGATTGTGTGATTATAAAATGGAAATAGTTAATGATAATAAATACGAAACTATTTTTCATGTTAAATTATCAAGAAAGAAAACATAAATCAGTCAAGTGTAATTTAATGAGTTAAAATACCCATAATTTCATGCGGGAATAGGTTGTTGGATTCAACCCATTTGACTGATGTGTAACGGTCATATATTGTGTGGTGTAGTCTAGTAGCAACACGGCCGGCAAAAAGATACCGTCTGTTTGATTCACCCCATGCAATGTAATAATTTTTAGGAGAACAAAATGCCGTTTTATTTTAATCCGGAAACCAGGACACTCGAAAAACAAGCCGCTAACAATATTGTTAGAATAGGCAAATTAAATAGAAAAATGGGCATACTTAACGGCAATGAGTTTATTTATTGCATTCCGGATTTTCTCAAAATAAATAATAGGAAAGAATTAGAACCTCTATTAAAAGAATATTTACAAAAAGAAACAATTTCTATTAAAACTATTATGGACTTTGAAAGTAACTGTAATAGAAAATAAATCATATATTGTTATACTAGTATAAAGGTAACATATCCGGCTGAGATCTGGAAGATACGGTAGTCGAGTGCCGTGTAGAACAATGTGATTTATGCCGCCATAGGTTAATGGTTAGACCACTGGGTTCTCAACCCGGGAATAGGAGTTCAATTCTCCTTGGCGGTACTAAGCTTAAAAATTTTTTAAGCTTATCAATAAACAAACAACCATTATTAATGGCGGGTGGCAAGGCCTGGTGGTCTGTCAAGTCTCATAAATTTGAAAGCAGGTGTTCAATTCCCTGACCCGCAACAAACCGGGAGAAAAAATATGAATATTAAAAATATGGTCATGGGTGGCAAAACGGTTTCATTTATCCATTTTGTTAACAACGAACTTTGGTACAAAACAGAATGTGGTTTTGAATTTCCGGTACCTATAGAAGACGCGGGCAATGCTACTTTTCTAAACGTAGACAAAGCAATACTTTTTATGCGATATATTAGAAAGCATATTAAATTTTTGGCACAAGCAACAGAGGATAATTAAAATGCTTTATGGTAAAGTAAGATCAGACATGATTGCCGCAAGAATGGCAAAGGAAAGTGAACGAGTAATTATTCTTTCAACCTTTTTGGGTGAACTAAGTGCTAATGCCAAAATTGTAAACGGTGTTAAAACTGTTACAGACGATGAAGTTGTTCAATTAGCTAAAAAGTTCATAAAAGGTCTAGATGAATTAATATCCGGTAACTATGAAAACACCAAAGCAATATTTGAAAAAGCAATATTATCCGAATATATTCCTGCTCAAATGTCTGAAGAACAGTTGACAGATATTATAAAGGAGTTAATATCCAATGGTGCAAATAACATGGGTATGGTTATGAAAGAACTCAAACAAACCCATGATGGCAAATATGATGGTAGATTAGCTTCAACCATAACCAAAGGATTGTTGAGATAATTAAGGATAATTTGTATGAAACCAAATAAATTAAAAATTTTTAGAGATACGGTTAGTAAATATTCTTTGGCTCGCACTTATCCAAATGGCAGGGCTAGATTAAAGGACACATACAAGTTATTTTTATTTACAATAGATCATTCTGGATCTCCATATAATACATATAAAATTAAAAAAGAACTTTGGCAAGATTGGTTTTCTCATAATTTTGCCAAAATATACAATTATATTGCTGCCGCTAATTATTTTGATTTCGAGGAAGCGGTAATTTATCATGGGTTTATGGGTGATAGATTAAAAACTCGAATATATCTTACAAGTAAAAACTACAATAAATTGAGAAGATTTAGGGATAAATTTAAACTTCATTTGAATATACTTCAGACTGGTAAATTTGACTATACCAATATTAATGCAAAATGTATTGACGGCCATTGTTATAACGTATTTACTACCGAAGTTAATGACGTATCGGAAGTGAAAAAAGCGGGCCCTGATATAAAATTATTCCCCTACCATGTTAAAATACTTAACTTTTTTCAATCTTCACTTCATAATATTATAAAAAATTCGTTTAGAACTACCGTTTTTGAGTCGCCTGCTATTAATAATAGTTTCAATAATCATTTTTATTTTAATTCTAACGCGGATTTGGAAAACTTTTTGATGTTGATTCTCTTATCCTCTGATAGCACTGTGAATTATGAGTGTATAGATCACACGGAGACGCCCGTTGGCAGCTTGTGTGACTATTTACATAATAAAACACGTAGAATCTCGACGGGGCTGTAGATGCCCTTGTAGGGGATTTTAAAAATAAAAAACTTGGTTGACATTGGTTTAATAGAGTGTATATTAACAACATAAGTTGATACAAGATGGGCTTGGCTATGGGGTAGCGGATGATCCTTGCAAGATCGTTGTCAATGGGTTCGATTCCCATTAGGTCCACCAACAAAGAATGGAGATAACGGAATGGCTGAAATAAATTCAGTAAAACTTGGACAGAAAGTTCATGTATTGCCCATCTTTCCGGATGAACCACAGGATATGGTCGGCGTTGTGACCGAAATTGATGCAGAATATTGCGATGAAGAATGTGGTAGAGACTTAATGGTCAAACTATCAAATGGTGATATGATTGATGCTTGCGAAAAAATGGTAGAAATACTCAACTAAATACTATAACTATTGACTGCTTAACATGATTCGCATAATTGTTTGGGCATTATATGTTACCCCGATAGTTATTTCCTTCGAGCGCTGGGACGCAACTGGGTCTTCTAAACCCGTGCCTTTGAGCTATCCAGGTTCGATTCCTGGGCGGAGGACCAAAAAGAGTATGTCCACGTAGCCCAATTGGTAGAGGCTGCATCCTGAGACGGTGTATAGTGTGGGTTCGAATCCCATTGTGGACACCAATAGATATATTGTTGAGCGGTTGGCGGTGGCTGTTTACCACAATGCCAGTCGTAGGACTGGGACACCAACACCCGAGGATGGTCTCCGCAGGCGTAAAGAGCCGTGTATGCAATGTCTATTTTTGCTGCCGTAGCTCAATTGGTAAGAGGCGCTCAGAGTAATTTGAGAAGTTAGAGGTTCGATTCCTCTCGGGGGCACTACTAAGATAACAAAAGGATACGGTAGATGGCTAAACTTTCTTCAAAAGATATTAAGATATTATTGAACTTAAAAAGTATACCCGAATTTAAATCCTTTTCTAAAGTAACTAGTTCATATAATTTTAAAATAGGTGATTGGAAAAGAATTAGAAAATACAATACATCCAAAGGTATTAGGCGAATTTTTACAAAAGAGCACACACCATTTATTGCTTATGTTGACGAATTAAAAAATGGTGAGATTGATATTCTTATTAGACTAGCTAACGACTTTGAAGTATTAATGATTTCTGATACACTTTCATCAAAATATTACCATAATGGTTGTATAGCAGAAGATATCTCATTAAATTATAATTTAGATGATGCTTATGAATTATCAGAAGGACTGCTTCCGGAAGAATTTGAATTTGCTCTACATGTTGATGGAGATGAACTAACTATATTTGTTCAACCAATCCATGTAAAAGGATATGACCAAGAAATATATTATATTACTCCACTTTTTGGGGGATTGACGGACGGCGAAGTTACAGAATGTCATTTTACCCTAACCGATAAAGCTGTTAAAACAAAGAGTGAAGCTATCAAAAATTTAACTGCATTGGGATTTAATTATAGCCCTTCCTTACTTGATGGTAGCGATGGCGACGACGAAGAATATGATGCAGAAGTCGATTGAAATGAAGATAATTTACTAAATTTACGTACCAAACAAACATTTGGTGAATATAAATAAAAGGTATGCAACGGATTTTAGATGAAAAATCAGCGCCAAAAGAAATAACCGATGTTCTCTCAAAATTTTTAGAGGAAATGAAACGAGATTCACCGATTGACAAACTACTTAAAAAATAGTAATCTATTTTTAATAGCCCGGACACTTGATAGTGGGCAAGTCCTCATAAGACTTCGCAAATGGGTTTGATTCCCATCCAGGCTACCAATTAAGACATAAATACTACATACTTCTTTTTTTGGAGAAATTATGTGGTATATTAAAGAAACAATTTCAAACAAATATGTTTACAAATGTTTTAGTGACTATTGTATTACAACCGGCAATTTAAACCAAGCGATAGTTTTTTCCAAACTGCCAGAAGCTAAAAAAATGGCAGAAATACTACAAAATGAATATGATGCTAAATGGAATCACCATTCAGAAAGATGTAATAAAAAAATATTTAAAACTATTTCTGTAGGTTGACATTATTTTATAATAATATAAAGTATGGTAGAAGACAAACATGGTATGTCATTCAGTGGTGTATTTTGGCTATTAATTAATGGTTTTTCTATATTAATTAATTCTAAAATCTCTAAATTGGGTTAGTATTTATCCGATCTTCACTTTTATTGGCAAAGGAGTTATTTATGTGGGTAGTTCGTTGCGCTATTACCGGCGAATATATTCTTAATTCCCAATCCAAGGCTGCTCTAGAAAATAAAACAGATTCAAAATATGCTAAAATATATAGTTCTTTATCTGGAGCAAAATCTGCAAGGGGAAATATCCAATCATTATACGATTATTGGCATGGTAGCCATTTAACGCCATGTGATATGGGATATGCTGAATATATAGCACACGGCAAAAACTATATGTTAAGAAATTTTGAAGTTATTGAAGTAACCGTTAATTTAAATTAAAACCCGACGATATCAGCTGATAATAAATCGTTGAAATTTGTGTCTCATCGTTATAAAAATAAGGTTGACGAATGAATATAATTATCGTATTATAAATATACTAAATGGAGGATGCGCCAGATGGGAAGGCATCACGTTTACACCGTGACATTAACCGTGTTCGATTCACGGATCCTCTACTAAGAAAGCCGAATGAAATAGGTTATCGTTTATTGAACAAACCCAAATGTCTATTTCAACCATTTGCTTTCTAATTGGACGCATAGCTCAGCGGGAGAGCGGAGTCTTAACACGGCTTAGGTCCTAGGTTCAATCCCTAGTGTGTCCACCAACAAAAAAAAGGTATTGTTATGAAAAATCGTAATTTCAAAAAACAGTTCAAAGCAATAAAAACAATTTTACGAAAAGAACAAGAAGAAAGACATGCTGGGTTAGACTGGGCCAAATGGGGCCTAAGTAGAGAAGAAGTAGTTGAAAACGTTGATAATTATAATAAAAAAGGTATAATTAGAAGGCTTAACGTATAATTTTTTAAAAATTTTGGTAGACATTTCAAAAAATCAACTTATATTAAGATGAGATGAGACGTGAATAATTAATGTGTGACTTAATGCTCCTGTAGTATAATGGCTTATTACAAGGTTTTGGTAGAACTTAGACGACAGTTCGATTCTGTCCTGGAGCACCATGTAGTTGTACTTAGAAAAGGAACTGTATAATGAATGCAACTATATTAAGTTTTTTAGCATGTTTAAGAACTGACCCTGCAGTTTGTGAAACAGTTAGTATTAGATTTGATCCTGCAGAAGTAAGTGTAGAACGATGTGAATTAGCGTTTCAACAGGTTTTGGCAGGTTGGGTGGGGCAAAACCCAAAATATAGAATTAAAGGAAACATTAATTGCAAATCATCTGAAGATGTTGATATTCCAATTTAACTAAATTGGTCAGGTGGCAGAGTGGCTTATTGAAATTAATTTTACACAAAGAAAATCAATCTAAATATTCAAATAGTTTAATTACACTAGATGAATTGCTTGACAGAATAAATATATTTAATGTAACATATGATTTTTAATGGTTAGATGCCGGAGTAGTTACGGGACAGTCTGCAAAACTGGTCAACGCGGGTGCAAATCCCTCTCTAACCTCCAATACAAGACAAATAGAGCGGGTTATCGATTCTGTGAAAATCCTTGTCCGAGTTCGAATCTCGGCGGCAGTTGAAAAACTGTTGTGATGTAATGATAGCATAACAAAACATCCAATCTAACACCTTGCTTGTATTAAACTATACATAAGCCGAATAAAAAAGGTTATCGCATTATAAGCCTCTATTCCAAGTTCAATTCTTGGTCACCCCACCAAATTATCGGGTGATAGTGTAACGGTAACACGGAGAAAAACATCTTTTTTAACTACTTGCTTATGTTATGCGCGATTAACTCAGTGGTAGAGTACAGTCCTGATAAGACTGGAGTCGCTGGTTCAAGTCCAGCATCGCGCACCAATAAAATACCTTGACACCCATCAATAAAAATCGTATCTATAAGATAGTTTTATAGCAAGGATATAATACATGGAACCCTATGAATATATTTGTAATACAAACCCTATTCGAATAGTTGGCGGTTTTACATTATATTTTGATAATGATGCAACACTTTTTTATTCAAAGTCTAAGAAAAAATCCATTAGATTCCATAAATTAAAAGAAAATTATATTGGCTATACTAAGTATTATCTATCAACATATATCAAGCGTTATACTGCTAATACACACGGAGCCAATATAGTAAAATGCCCAAGGTGCGAAAGTACCGGAGATTTGGCTAAATTTTGGCGAGTAAATTGCAACACTTGTGGCCTTTGGTTAGAAACCGATGAAACCTTTTTATATACTTGGGGTGATATACTAAAAGAAGTTAAGGGTTATTTTTCAAATAAATATTATTATAACAATGAAGAAATTTCTCTTAAAGAATATAACGAATTAGCGGTATATTATAGACTAGAAAGAATGTAAATTACCAATAATTTATATTTACTCTATTATACCATGCATCGATAATAGCATAATAGAAATTCTAGGGTCAAATTTAATGCTACCTTGAAAAAGTATTTTGCCCATTTTATCTACAAATTAATATTTATATCATAAATCATAAAAAAGAATGGGGTCTTAGCTCACCTGGTAGAGCGTTTCACTGGCAGTGAAAAGGTAAAGGGTTCGAGTCCCTTAGGCTCCACCAATTTAAATTTTGATTTTAAATTCATTTTACTATATTAATATACTATGTTTAATATAACAAAAAAGAGGATTTTATGGATTTTAATGTCAAATATTCCATGGGGTTAGTTTTTGATACTAGTAAAAACTATGTTATGCTACTTCAAAAAACAAAACCCGATTTTTTAAAAGGTAAGTGGAATGCGCCGGGAGGTAAAATTGAAGAAAATGAAACTGCACTAGATTGTTGTGTGCGAGAAGTTTACGAAGAAACAGATGTTAAAATTTTTAGTGACCACTGGACTCACATATTTCATTTAGAAAATATGCCTAAAAAATATTCATTAGATATATTTTATACCGTTTCTGATTTAATTTTTACAGCTAGAACTACCACTGAAGAGCAAGTTCAAATAGTAAAGTTGGATAATATAGACATGTATCCATTGGCTACGAATATCAACTGGTTTATTGAATTCGCTAGAGAAAGAAGTAACTCATTCATGTTACCCATCTGTATAGATGATTTTGGTGGTGATTAACAATTAAATAGGGAAATGTATAATGACTAGATATTTGATAAGTTTTGGTAACGAAGGTCTTGAAACGGTTGTAAATCTTGATGAGCTAAAAGCGCAGGATGATGATTTTTTGGCCGCAAAACTCGCAGACCTTGAAAACAAAAATAAGCAAAGCCTGCCGTCTGGGCAGGTAATGCAGATGTTACAGTTACGCTATAGAATTAATATGCACCGTTGCATCAAAAGTTATATTTTGGAATACGATGGACAAAAAAACGATATATGGGACCATGAAAAATTTATTATCAAACTTCTGAAAAAAGAAGGCAAAGAAATACGAATTTAAGTTGACACTAAGTCTGTATGTGCTAATATATAAATACTAAAAAATGGATGGGTGGCAGAGCCCGGCTTATTGCACCGGTCTTGAAAACCGGCGAAGTTAATAGCTTCCGTGAGTTCAAATCTCACCCCATCCGCCAAACTACTTAAACTACTTAAACTACTTAAACTACTTAAAATAATACCATTGTATTGGAACGGGGGCAGGATGGTAATGCAGCAGATTGCTAATCTGTAACACCGAAAGGTGTACTGGGTTCGACTCCCAGTCGTTCCGCCAATACGCTAAACGAGAGATAAAAATGATTAATTTTAGATACCTAAATTCTTTTTCTACTCGATGTTTTAGAAATAACACATCTGGAGTAAAAAGTAATGGGCACAAAAACAAGATTTCAATTAAGCCATAAAATTGTTTTGAAAATCACACATAGGCAAATAGCATACGATATGTTGTTGTGGTGTTATCAAAACAGTGACATATTTTATTCATCTTTTAATTTTGATGACATAGATTCTCTTTATGATATTGAAATAATTTCCTTTGAGAATTCTAATGATGCATTAAGTTTTACACTTACCTTTATTGGATTGGAATAAAATTAAATAAGCCGAAGTATTAGGATTATCGTAAAACTCCGGGTCGTGAGTTCAAATCTCACTTTCTGCACTAATACGCAGAAGTAGCTCAGCGGGTAGAGCAGAAGTCTAAAACAGCCTTTTACAACCCTTGCTTATTTAATTTTGGAATAATATCCCAGCGAATACCGGTTGGTATAGTGCCATAATATTGGTATATTTTGATATATCTTCATCTGTGGGATTTCTAGTCAATGCCCCAAAATATCCAACTACTTCATTGCGTTGGTTTACCAACGGACAACGTAAGTCAACATCAAATTCACCATCATTTATTCCGGGTAATTCTATACGTATTCCCACACACTTGCCCTGCAGCGTTTCATGTATTCGTGGGATACTATCCAATGGTATATTTTGATAAGTTGCTAAACGAGAATTAAATTCTTTTCTTATTGCGTCGTCATCTGTATTCTTTCGCCAAAAGAATACTTCATTAACCAATGGCGGGTGAAATTCGTCATTTTGCCATCTTAATCCATTGTGAAAAAGAGAAATATAAATTAAATCCAAATTAATAGTATCGCCCAATTCGTCTAATTTTTCTCTAATAATTGGTGCTTTTTCGGCAAATCGTTCCGGGTCATATGTAGTGGATAGATAGTAATTTTTTTCTTTATACAACCAATAACTTGAAATGACGAACCCCGTCAAAAAAATTGATAAAAGTATTATTATATATTTCATGATTACCTATTATGTTGTCAGTGCTGCCAATATTTATTTATTTTGCGAAACTATTTTATCAATTTTATTTGCTAATTCTTGTAAAATTGGTATTAATTCAACCAAATCACCCAAACTTCTTTTGTCATATGCATCAACAATATATACTAACCCCACTATTACATTTTTATATCGTATTGCGCATGTGATTGCGGGCCTTGGCGGAAGATTTTTAAACATAACATCACTTGCTTCGCTACCAAATTCGCCACCACTACATTCATTTAAATTTCGTATATTAAATGAAAAATTGGTTGTTATTGGTACCTCAACAAAAATATCAGTAGTACTAGACATTCCTGGCGCAGCTATTTCATATAAAATAGTTAAAAAATAATTACCGTAAACAGTAAGATTTTTCTTTTTATCATGAAATAAAACCAACCCCACACCATTTGCATTTGTTGAATCTCTGACTTTTTTCAATTCCTTATTAATTTCTTTACTTTTATTAAGATATGGGGTAAATCCGGTAACAATGGTTGGTTGTGCAGCGGGTAGAGTTAAAAATGTTGTAACTTGGGCTTTAATAATATCGGCCAAGGGAGTAAATCTACTTATGCCGATCAATACTACGATTCCCAATATAAGTAAAAAAGATTTCAATTTCATAGTCATAATCATCTCGCATAAATAATATGTATTATTTAGTGTAAAGGAGTTATTATGGCAGAATGTGGGTTTTGCTCAAAAGTTAGAGCCAAAGTTAAGAGCACCGCTAATAATGTGTTGCAAAAAACATTATTTAGTGTTAATTTACGGAATAAAGGATTACCTGATTATTTTAATAAATCTACTTCGGGCAATAAATCTGGAAAAATAAAAAAATAAAACATAAAAACTAAATACACGCAGCAAACAGCAAGAATGAACGTATTCTGGAGGATTAAATGATCGTTGATGCAGATAACTTTGTAAAAAAATTAAATATGTTTGGACAAACATATATAAGTGAAGAGTTAAAAACAAGTAAGAACTTCTCTAAAGAAATCATAGAATCTATAGTAGAAGAGGGATCAACTAATTTTTTATTGATAAATGAAAAACTTGAATGTGAATTACAGAATTACGATTTAATGGCCGTATATAAAAGCATTTCTTGGTTTAGGCGAGTGTTTAATAGTAAAATTACTTCATCAGATATTAATAAATTTTTCTTAAATAAAAAAAATAATTTAGTAAACATTAAAACAGATTTAATTTTACTTTCTAAAAAAATAGAAAAAACTAACTTGTTATTAGATGAAGAACTTGAAATTAATAAAGCGCAATTAACGTCTATAGTAGTAAATTTAGCTAAATTATCAAGAGACGGAAAAGAATTAAAGGATTTAGTTTTAGATATAACCAAAGTTGAAGAAAATATTGCTCTTGAACTGGGGCTTAAGAAAATAGAACTTTTGGAAAATCTAAATGATGATATAGATACACTAACGGTGGCCAAAACGATTATTAATCAAAATATAACATTCATTAATGTCACTAAAAAGAATCTCAAACAATTATCCAAATCAATAAATTTATTGGTTGAGATAACAATACCAAAATGGGATGAATTATTTGCTCAAGAATTAACTAGAACTAAAATTATAAACGTGTAATTATTTTGGTTGAGTAGGCCAAACAACATTATCAGGAAATTCTAATTGATTGGTAATATCTCTCAATTGTTGCCTGTAACTAGCCCATTTTAATTTGGTTGATTTGGGCACATCAGGGAGTTGTGTCCAATCACTTGTTGTTAATAACATGTTTCTTTGATATTTTATTGATTGAATTTTTTCTTCTTTAATTTCATCTTTAGTTGGGTATTTAAAATTACTTATTTTTCCAGTAATTTTATTTTGTAATATATCTGCAATAATGTTGTCACATAATCCGCCGCCATTTTGTCTGGCGCAATATTCAACGCTTTCATATGAATCGGTACCATCAAAATCAATATCAACCATAACAAGAAAAGCATTTTCTTCTTCGTTTAATTTTTGTACATTTCTTATATTTTTGTATTTCATAATATTCCTTTTCAAGCAGTTCTTTGGACCAATACGCCGTGATCGCCCGAAAAACTAGTAAATCCCCGACAACGCCAAACGCCCGTCAAAATAGCCCCAGTGCCAATTATTGAAAATTTACCAGCAGCCCCCAATCTAAGTGTTACTTGAACATTTCTGTTAAATGTTATTCCGTTTTTATCACCCGGATCACCCCACATTAATGTTGTTCCAACTGGATATGTTATTTGGTCAGCGGATGTGCCATTATAAACTAACGAAGATTCTCGTAAATATCTTGCATCACCTTTTTCTCTGGTAATAACAGTTACGGTATTTACTGCTGCTGTACCTGGTTCATCAATAACTCCGGCAGTTGCCCCATTAACAGAAAATGATAAATTTTTACCATTAGCTGATACATTAATGCCAACGACACCACTCGCGCCAGTAAACCTTATGGCGGGCGCCCCTGCAGATCCGTTATTTTGCACAAATAACCGGTTAACATTAAAATCATTAGTGGTTTTACCGCTCGTTAATGCGTATCTCGCATCGCCTTTTTCTCTGGTAATAACTGTTGTAGTAGAAGGCGAAGTAGTTCCGGCGGGTTGAATCATAGCGGCTAATACACCACTAACTCCTATTGCAATACCCCTAACTAAGTTTTGAACACCATCAAAGAATATATGTTTATTTGAAATATTGCCAATCGAAACAGAAGTAAAGCTTACGGATTGATTCAACTGTGCGTATCTCGCATCGCCATTTAATTTATTAACAATAGATATATTAGAAGTTAGACTACCGTTTTCTTCCATTTGATACCGTGCTACTGTGTCTTTTGCGAATTGCAACTGCTCGCCACTTACACCAGCACCTCTAGAAATTTTCCATGAATTGGCAGAGGTAATTAACGTGACTTGGTTTTGGGCAGCTCCTACTATGGTGATTCCTGACGAAAATGTATTAGATGCGCTTAATTGTGCGTATCTTGCATCGCCCTTTTCTCTAGTAATAATAGTTGTGGTAGCAGGAGCGGCAGTCCCAACAGGATGAACTATCCCAGCCAATACACCACTTACTGCTATTGCTAACCCACGTGTTCCGTTCTGATTGCCGTCCGACAATAAGTGTCTATCGGAAACCAACCCAATTGCCACACTATTGAAGTTACCTACGCCATCAACAAGAGTATATCTTGCATCGCCTTTTTCTCTGGTAATAATAGTTCTAGAATTTGGTATTGCGGTTCCGGCGGCATCTATTACTGCGGCTTGCAATTGTCTAATTCTAAATTCATGCTGCGATGCTCCCGATGCTACCAATGTAATAAAATAATCATTTGACTGTGTTGTCCCGGTTGAATTAACTGTACGTATACCAAATTGATTATTTTCTCTGTAAATATCAGTTCTATAATGTGTTGCGGGAGCGTCTGTATCAATCAACGTTAGTTTTGGATTAGTCCCGTAATGTATTACCGCATTATTTGATATTCGTAGTGTTTCAATTCCACCAGTAGAAAATCCTACACTATCTGATTCGGGCGAAAATAAACCGGTATCAATATCACCAAACCAACTGAACGACGGAGTACCGGCTGTATCAGCAAAATTACCATAAATTCTATTAGCTATAACACTTCCGCCAGCAGAAACATCAGTAAAGTTAACTGTCCCTGCAAATGTTGATGGGCCGGTTACAGTTAATGCAGAAGTAGTAATAGAGTTCTTCACGTCTATTGACCCAGAAACAAAAATATTTCCGTTAACACTGATCGAAGCAGTGCCTATTCGTAATGCAGATCTAACACCATCGCCATCTGTAAGAAATCTAGGTGTTGATTGCATACCCGTTCCAAAAACAGAAGCGGCTGTGGTCCTTGCCGAAAGCCCGACCAAAAATCTGTAACTTTCTCGTATCTGTCTACCACGTAAATCTGCCATAAAAAAAATCCTTGTTTAATAGTTATTACATAATATTTATACAAATCATAATGATAATATTAATATATAATAAAAACTGCGCCTACGGCGCCGGTATTGGTACCAAGACGCTATCCCGTTCTGGTGCCTGTATCATCAGTAACAAATTTGGCACTGGTATTAATAGCCGGAGAATTTCCTGTTGCTCTAGAGCTTGTAACTGCTTCTAGACTAAGTAAATACTTATAACTTTCTCGAATTTCTCTGCCACGTAAATCTGCCATCATTTTTCCTAAAATATTATTGATATATATCTTAATATATAGTATTTATCAAAAAATGTTTTTAGTTAAAACACTGGGTAACCAACAAGAACTATTGCAACCTGTAAATATCAATTGTACACGATTAATTATTTTATTATCAGAGAAAGAAAATTATTTATGTATGAACTACTTTTTATAGTTTGGAGTATAGTAAATTACTCGTTTTTACTATACACCATTGCAAGAAAATCACCAAAAATACAACGGTACAAAGCATACCATCCGGTATATATTGGCCTGTTAATATTAATTGGCTTTTTCTCTATACCATTAACCATATTTTTTGTTAAGATGAAAATAATTAATAGTTATTGAACCATTAATTTAGCAACATTTTCTTCATCTATATTAATATGTTTGATATCAAATTTTCTAGTTTTGTCTATACTCACTTGATTTTCAAATAATATTAACCAAGGTTTGGTTGCAACCGCAGAAATTTGTTCCATCCACCACTCCGATGGTTGAACCGTTAAATGTGCATTTCTGCCATCCGGGAGTGTTTTTTTAGCCAACCGTGTTGCTATGCTGACCAATACACATTTATCAGCATAATTATTAAGTTCTTGTAAAATCTCAGGAATATAATCTGTTTCGCAGTGTTCTAAAACATCAGTGCTGATTAACATATCAAAGTTTTTTGCGGGCTTATTACTAAATTCCGAAACCCCGATATCATATAAATTAACGGTCACTCCCCAATCACTATGAACATTATGCGCAGTATATTGAAATCCCTTACCGCAGCCATAATCAATTACCGTTGAACAGCCATATAGATCAATCATATTTTTAATATAATCTTTTACAAAAATAGTTTGTTGTCCAGGAAACATTCCTTCGTTACTTTCGTGCATTAATTTGTATTGTTCAACATACTCCGAAGATATAGCCATTTATTACTCCTTATTTGAATTATTATAATTATAATTACCATATCAAAAAATGTAAATATTTTCTTGATTATTTTAATAAATATATTATTATAATTTTACGCCCTTGTAGCATAGAGGCTCAATGCAGCGGTATCGTAAACCGAAGATCGTAAGTTCAAATCTTACCAAGGGCACCAAACATTATGCGATATATTTTCAAATTTAAAGCGTATGCTATTCAACTAAACACCAATGCGTATATAGAAAAAACGACAATCACTGATTGGCTTGCAGAAAATATACAGGGATATATTTTAGATCATCAAATGATTAATGTAATATTTTTCTCCGAAGATGACGCATTTTTATTTCATTTAATCTTTTTCAGCTGTATGCAATCGTTTTATCTACGTGAATTAGAATATAAGCCACAAAATGAAAAAATGTTAAACATATTAATGTCACATTATCAATCCAGCATCATCAAATAAATATTAAAAAAGGAGATATTATGCGATTAATGGAATTTGATTATGATTATCAAACCAAATCCGGTAAACCAATCGAATTTACAATAACAGAAGACGAAGAAGGCGACAATAACCGCGGGTTTCAAGTTGATCGTATTGATGCATATGTTGACGGCAAACATGCCGGGTACTTAAAACTCAGCTGGATTCCCAATCATAGATTTAACGATTGGTATAAAAGTATTTTTCATTTCATGTCAAACATTCAAGGTAGTTCAGTAATACCATATAATAACCGAAAAGCTGATATTTCGGAATTATCAAATAAAGACTTAGCACGTATAATCGAATATGTTATGTATCATTCAAGAATACGTTTTGGTAAGGGAAAACTTGATGTTAGAAAACGGGATTTTATCAATAATCTCATGGACGCTGAAAACTCCTTGAGCGGAACGGTTAAGGCAAGTGTTGATAGAGCTGATTTAATAACAGCTATTGAAATACTTGAAAAAAAATTATTAGAAAGTACGACTGGAAAGGATTTTAAAGATTTTAAAGATTTTCACATTGATAAACCCAAGGTAGATTATATAAGAGTTTTCGATGCACGATCGCCGGGAATGCATAATAAAAAAGATGACGACAATACGGATTGGTCAAGGCAGGGAATCGGGACTGCGTTATATATCAAGGGTGCTAAATATTTAAAATCTATGGGACTAAAACTCCACGCCTCTGGGTTGCAAAGCGATGAAGCAAAAGCCGCATGGCAAAAATTAGAACGCATGGGTATAGTTGAACCCGGAGAACGTAGAACAATAAATGCTTCTAGAAATAATAATTGACGACGGATATATTCTGTTATAATATTGTTACATATTGTGGAGGGCTAAATGAATAATAAATGGATTTTAGTTGAAAGTAGTAACATTAATAAAGTATCGTTTGATTTAAAAACACAGGAATTACTGATCAATTTCAAACCAGATAATACATATGTATATAAAAATGTTCCATATTATATTTGGGAAGGATTGGTTGGTAATGAAAGCAAGGGTAAATTCTTCCATTCATTCATAAAAGGCAAGTTTGATTACACCAAATTGGTAGTAGAAAATAAACAGCAGGAACATATAAATGGCAATTGACATAGATCAAGCTAGACGAGATAAAGCAGAATTACAAAACTTTTTAATCGTAAATAATATTCTATATCATTATATTGGCTTAGGCATAGAAATAGCCGAGTATGTTATTATACTTGGGTTAGACCAATCTGTTGATTTTTCATTTGTGCCAGATCATATCAATACCACCACTATTAAAAAAGAAGTTTCAAATAAGATAAAAGCATTATGATACAAATAACAGACACGGTTAATAACATGGATATTACAATTTTATGTGATAATCCAAATTCTGACTGTATTTTAACTATAGAATATGTCCCCAATAAAATTGTCTTAATAGATAAATCCTTTCCTAATGCTAGAATATTAAGTGCCAATTTGCGTGATACACTGGGGCTGGGACCAGCAAAAGAGTTGTTACAAAAACATAATGTCCCACAATCAAATCCATTATGGGATTTAAACCATTCGGGCCTATGGATACCAAATTAATGGTTGACATAATCTAGATATAGTTTATAACTAAGTAATATATTCTATAGTTAGGGCATGAAAAAAATGATTCTTGGATCAAAACTTGACATCGTTTCTTTGGGTGATTATGACGTTATCACAAAAGAAGGGTTAAATGCAAGAGATTGCCATCTATTGCAGGATTGTGATTTCGTTTACGCGGGAAATCATTTAATTTTTGATTTTTGGGGGAGTAACGAGATCTTAAACCAAAAATTGATCATTGATAGTTGCGCCGATGCGGTAATTGAAGCCGGGGCCACAATCCTTCACAGACATTTTCATGAATTTGGCGAGGGTATGGGCCTCACGGGGGTTTTGGTATTAAGTGAATCACATCTAAGTATCCACACATGGCCAGAAATTAATCTTATGACCTTTGATATCTATATGTGCGGAGATGCAGATCCCGCAAAAGCATTAAACATCTTGCGGGATCGTATTAGACCAAAGAAAATTACAATGATGAACCTCAAAAGAGGTGCATTTAAATAGTTATAAATTACGAGGATCATATGTATATTATTCATGTTAATCAACACGTAATTAAATTTAATAGTAAGTATGGAACAAGTTTACCAGCTTATAGAATTCAACATGGTAGATATGATGAAAAACCCAGATATGCTAAAAAAGTTATGTGGAATGGAGAAAGTGAAACGGTTTATGATCCAGAAAATCCGCTAAGATGTGGTGCAAAAATTTGGATTGAAACCGCCGTTGAACCAACATTAATTGGTGAATGTTATTTTTCAGATATTCGAGTAGAGATGGAAAAAATTAAATCCGACTGCACACAATAAATATTTAGGGTCCCATAGTATAACAGGACAAAACCTCCCTCTCCTAAAGGGAAGATGCTGGTTCGAGTCCAGCTAGGACCGCAAAGAGTATATATCAATGGTAAAACGTATAATATTAAATATTTCTGATAAAACTCTTGAAAAAATTTACCAATACATTTTGGCTTCGCAACCATTGCCTGATGGCCTAGTATCAATAAATAGCCATAAATTACGACATTCAATAATAATATTTTATAAAAAATATGGCGGAGATAAAACTTATTTTATGCTAGGATTTGAGCAAGAATATGATTTGAAAGAAAAACATATCACACGGCAACAACTTCAAGAAAATTTTGATCGTTATTGCGACTTAATAGATGAAGGTGAGATTTTTATTATAGATAATGAGTTGTATTTCATTTCCATAGAAGTATTAAATTCTCTATGCGGATATATGCAGACATAAGTAATACTTTTATTTTTTGTTCTTTTTCTTACCTTGGCAGTGCGCTTTTTGACTGAATCCTTTGGGGTTGGTACAATTAATACTTTTTTTGTATTTTTCAGTCCATTTTTCGGCTACAATTTCGTTATATCTCATTATAATGTGCCTTTATTTGATAGGTAAGAGTATAGTATACATTCATTTTTCTTTATATTATTTATTATTATATAAGAGTAGTCAAATGAAGAGCATATTGACAAATGGTGTGCAATGCAGTAAAGTTTTTTTAAATTGATGTAATTGGGTACCCAAATGTATAGATATAAATTTGAACTAACCGAAAAACAAGACAAAATATTGACCGATTGGCTGGCCGAGCAATATAAAGAACACATAGAAGAACAACGTAGAACTATGTCAGAAAAAGATTTTGCCATGCTTACTCTTGACGGGCAATATCCATATACAGGCGCCATTGGCGGAGGAATAACATACCATTTCACTCCAACTAGTATGGGCGTTATTGCCGTGGTGACATATTCTGATAAAAAAATTGATTTAACAGAATACGATATGTGGTAATATTATGGCCATACGTATGGTTTATTTGACTACTTTGGAAATAATCAACAAGGGCGAAATGATAACATGCTTGGGGGATAAATGGGTGTTGCCATTTTATCCCGATGCCACTATTATTGGAGAAACAATTTTCAAAAAAGGTTGGTTGTGTGAGGAAACTAGATATTATAAGCCGGAAATAAATGAAATTAAATATTACAAATTATCCAAAGAAGGATTGTTTCAACTCAAACGTGGCAGAAAATGGTGGAATGACCTATCTCTAATAGAAAAAATATTCATTAGATTTAAATTTTGGTAAATACTACACTTATAAAAACTCGGAGTAGTAATGAAATTTAATGACTTTGATCCGCAGCCCGTTTTTGAAATGGGCAGAAGTGCTTTTGCCAGCAATCAAAATTTGTCAGCCTGTCCATTCAGAAGTGATAGCTTGGGAGAAGATATTTGGTGTGAGGGCTGGCGATCAGCGTATCTTTCAACTTTGAATGAAAACACCATATTTGAAGACGAGTTTTATGATGAAGTAGAAGATTTTTATTTACACTGGGGATGGATTCCGGATATAATTAGCGAAGCTGTATACCACGGTAGAAAAGTTCAATTACGAAAAGTAATGAAGGGCGATGTTAAACGACATAAAGTGTATGTGAATTGCGGAAATAAAAAAGACAAAGACGGTAATGTTATAGCCAAAAAAATAGAATTTGGTAGTGAAAAGGGCAGCAAACTAAGAGTAAGAAAAGGTAACGCGGCTAGAAGAAAAAGCTTTGCAGCAAGGCATAATTGCAGCACTGCTAAAGATCCCTGCACTGCGAGGTATTGGAGTTGCCGCGCGCCGCAATCCAAAAGCGGCGGCGTTTGGTGATGGTTGACAAAAACAGATAGTTAATGCTATAATGTTATTATAGAGAGTAATACTTGATGGTGATGGTCGCTGATTGGAAATCAGTTGGTGGGGGCGACTCCATGCGGTTCAATTCCGCTGCTCTCTGCTCAGAAGGAAAAACTAAATTTGAAATATTATATCATATATAAAACAACTAATATTGTTAATGGTAAAATTTACATAGGCAAGCATATAACAAGAGACCTTAATGATAACTATTTGGGATCAGGTACTGTGCTTAAAGCTGCATTGAAAAAATATGGCTTAGAAAATTTTAAAAAAGAAATACTTTTCATTTTAGATTCAGAAGAAGATATGAATCTTAAAGAACGAGAAATAGTTAATTTTGATTTTTGTCTAAGAGAAGATAATTATAATATTAATCTTGGAGGTGGCGGCGGATTTGAATCATTAAATAAAATATACTGGGATAATGAAAAAAGAAAAATTCATTGTAGTAAAATATCTCCATTTAATAAATATGATTCCCTTGCTGATGAAATTAAAGAAAAAATCAAAAAAGGTAAGATATTAGGCGGCATTAATAGACGAAAAGCAGGGTATAAACCCACCAATAAACCCTCTATGTTGGGGAAGAAGCATACGATGGATTCTAGGAATAAAATGTCATTGGCTCATTCCGGTGAGAATAATTCACAGTATGGATTAAAATGGATTACGAATGAAAAGGTTAATAAAAAAATTCATAAATTAGATCCAATACCTTCCGGCTGGACATACGGAAGAATAAATGGCAATGTCAAAATTCAAAAATGATTAAAATAAAGTATGAATTTATATTACGAGGTATAGATGAACACCTTTGAATTTCTATCAAAAAAATTTGGGTTAAAGCCGAAAAGAAAAAGATATAATAATGTAATTTCAAAAGAAATAGACATTTCTAAACTAACACCCTTGGTAGAAGAAATTTACAATACTAAATTATTGGGGCTAACAATAGAGCAGTGGTATAGGGGCATATCTTTAACCGAATCAAATGAGAAGACCAACGATTGTATGAAATATACAAATATTATGCCATATGCTCGGCCAATTTTTAAGTTATTGAATGTACCACTAACGCCCATAATGAGCAGAGTAGGAGTATTATTTGGTGATAATAATTTTACAAGAGACGTTGGGTGGCATATAGATCAAGACTCATATGAAATGTTAAGAATTAACATACCTATAAAAACAAATGAAAATTTTGTTTTTCAGTTAGATAACCAACTGCCAAAACATTTAAAAATTAATAATATGTATTGGTGGGATACTGCCATCCCACATAGAGTTTTTTCTCTTATTAAAACCCCGGAAGTTAGGTTGCATTTAGTTCTTGGTTTTTCGCCATGGTTTGCGTATAATTATAATAATAAAGAATGGTCCCCCAATAAATTTTTTAATAAAGTGCATCCTTTGGCAATTTTGAAAGAAACACGATAATGTACGATAAAAAAATATTTTTCAAAGATTGGGAAATCGAAATGCTAAGTTTCGATATAGTTAAAAAAACTGTAAATTTTCAAGCCAGTCGGTCAAATTATAAAGAAAATTATATCTATAGAAAAGAAATAGAATTTATTTATGGTTTAGAAGAATTTCTTACCGCATTGCACAAGTTATCAGATAATTATGTGCCAAATAACAATCGTGATGAACTTAAAAAGTTTTTAAACAAATATAATTTTTTGACGGCAATATAATGATTAAATATTCATTAAAATGTGAAGACAATCATTCTTTTGAAGGATGGTTTAAAAATTCAGAAGATTTTGATATACAAAAATCAAGCAACATGGTTTCTTGTCCCATATGCAATTCGGTAAGTGTTGAAAAACAGGTAATGGCGCCCAACATTTCGCCAAGTAATCGAAAAGAAAATATTAAAAAACAAATATCCAAATTAAAAAAATATATAGATCAAAATTTTGAAAACGTTGGCGATAATTTTGCTGAAGAAATAATTGATATACACAATGGTTCCGCAGAAAATAGACCAATACAAGGTAAAATTAACGCAGAAGATGCCAAAAAACTAAATGAGCTAGAACTACCGTACATGGTTATACCCAATTATAAAGAGGATGCATAATGGGTACCGACATTCATATCTATTTTGAAAAATATCATGAAATTGAAACAGGCTCCGGTAATGTAAAAATTTGGACTCCGTATCCTACTAGGCCAAAATTAGATAGAAAATATTGGTATGAAGGGTTAACCATGGGTAAATCCAAAGTTATAAAAATCGAATCCGAAAAAGCAATGTTATTATTTGGGTGTAATGACGAAGAAGAAGCTTTAACCAAATTAGAACAATTTTATATTAACATGCCCATGGCTGAAGCTGAAATATTATTTGTTGATAACCCAAACGTAATACGCGATTGGGGTATTCCATACACGGTTAGACGTAGGAATTATCAATTTTTTTCTGAACTCAACGGGGTACGAGCGTATGGCGATACCGCTAATTTTCCAATAGTTAATGATAATTGCGGATTACCGGTAGACACATGTCGTGAAATCAAAAACGAATTCGTTCATGATGAAGGCGATGCACATACGCCCGGGTGGATTATGTTGGATGAATTATTTTTAAAATTACCCAATTTTGATAATGTTGCGAATATAAAAGAATATATGGAGGATTTGGGCGAATACGAATACGAAAAAATTCGAATGGTCTTCTGGTATGATAATTAAGTTGATTGACATTATTGAATAATATGTTATCCTTATAAGGTAACGGAGGATAATATGAAATTTGAAATTCCGGCCTTTGACGAAGTAGTTGTAGCATTATCTGGCGGCGCGGATAGTGTTGCTCTCCTTCATTATCTAGTTAAGAACTCTAACATTAAAATTCACGCTGTTCATATTAATCATAATATTCAAGAACACAGTTGTTCTTGGGTAAGTTTTTGCAAAAACATGTGTATTAGTCTTGGAGTAGAATTTACCGCAATCAATTTGCATCTTGATAAGAAAACAGAAAACGAAGCCCGTAATAAAAGATATGAAGCACTGAAATCGTTTGGGTTACCCATTTTTACGGGGCATCATGCGGATGATCAAACTGAAACATTTTTTCTAAAAATTATGCGAGGAGCCGGCGTTTCTGGTCTAAAATGTATGAAACAAATTGCTCAGCATAACGATTACACCATTGTTCGTCCCATGCTGGAAGTTCATAAAATTGATATTATCAATTATTGCTATGATAACGGATTAGAGTTTGTTAAAGATCCGTCAAACGAAGCTAATTACTATGATCGAAATTATTTTAGAAATGAAGTATTAACTAAAATCGATATTCGTTTTCCTGCTTTTAGAAAAGCTCTTTCAAAAAGTATTAAAAATATGCAAGATGCTGATGAATGTCTGCGTGATCTAGCCGACCTTGACTTGATTTCGGTGATGGATAACGAATCTATCTCAATCGAACTAATTCGTGAAAAAAATATGAGCGAAGCTCGCATTAGAAATATGCTGGTATATTACATGCAAACCCATAATCTTACTTTAAATTGTGAAGAATTAGTTGCATTTTCTAAAAAAATCCTTACTATTAGTTATGACGGAAGATTGGAGCTAATTGGGCGTGGCAAAACAATTAAAAAACTCAAACAGACAGGAAAAAGACTTTTTCTATATTAATGATTATGGTTATTATACCATAAGAATAGACGCTACCAGAGATAAGACAATAGAAATGATTGATTATGCAGTTGCGCATTCACAAGGGTGTGTATATAAGCAGGATACAAAAATAGAATATGATGAGTGGATGGTGATTCGAGAATTTTGGATTAAAAAAATAAGTCCAACTTCTTCATTTGGCGTTAGGTTAGGATTTTCTAATATGGCTGATGTCTTAACTTTTACTCTTAGATTTAAAGGATTTTCATATGAGTAAAATTTCAAAATTTTACGAAAAAAAACGTAAAGCTGCTATTAAAATACCTTCAAAAGAAGAGCAAAAGCGTATGAGAGAAATTGAAGAATCCTGCGCTAGAGCAAGAGCGCGCAGAAAAAATATTGCATTGTTATCATTAGAAAAAGAACGTTTTCGTAGAGAATATTTTGCCACATTACGGCCAGATAATACCTCAAAAATTTATCCAAGTTTAATTGAAAATAAAGCAAATCCCGCCGTCACAGCAAAACGGGGTATTATTGAACAAAAAATAAAACTTAATTCAATGGATCCCGAAATGCGCGAACGAGAAGAACGAGCTATCAACGAAGCAATCAAAACTTCAAAAAGTGTGGCGCCGGCATACAATAAGGGCGGATATCAATTAATCAGTAGGTCGGATCTACATAGCATTGGGAAAAAATTATGAATATTGAACATAAGATTAAAACGATTTTTAAACGATTCTATGAAATAGATCCGGAACCAAATAGGCCCCCCGAGAAAACACGCCAAGGCAGCGAATATAAAAGTTTGGTAAGTGTTGTATTAAGTGCCCAAACGCAGGACAAACGAACTGCTTTGGCTTCAAAACAACTTTTTAATAAAATCAAAACACCTCAAGAATTATTAGAATTAAGCCATGAAGAACTAGTGGAATTAATACGACCTGTTGGAATGTATAATAATAAAGCAAAAAGTATTAGAAAAATGGCTGAATATTTAATTACCAACCATGAAGGCAAAGTACCAAATACAAGAGCAGAATTAATGAAAATTCCGGGTGTTGGGAGAAAAAGTACCGATATAATGATGCGTTTTGTATTTGATAGCGATGCTATTGCTGTTGATACTCATGTCAGACGTATTTGCTATCGGTTGGGCGTAAGTGATAAAAATGAAGCAAACCATATAGCTGATATTTTAGAAAAATATACGCCCCAAGAATATAAATGGGGCGCACATGAATGGTTGATAGAATATGGTAAACAAGTTTGCTCAAGCCGCAAACCAAAATGCAGTTTTTGCATTTTTAACGACTTATGTTCAAAAAAGGGTGTGATTAATTTCCAGTAATTTGTAATTTGTCAGCGGTTGGGGCCGTATAATCCCATGGTTTGTCCTGGACTTCAAAAGTTTTTACCCTGTGTCCATGCAAACTTCTTACTGGAAATGTCATTGCCATATCATTATCTGCTAGAACTCTAAATTGTCCTACTCCGTCCAAAGTTTCTACTATTTTGCATCTTACGGTATCAATCCCGTCTGATATAGTATATTCAATGTTGGAATGTTGTTTTACAATCCAGCCAGTAGTATTTAATCCTGTCAAATTACATTCTACGTTAATTTGAGTTCCCGGATTAGCAGGATTGCCAAAATTTCTTTTATTAAGCGGTCTTCCCATCGATCTTCTCCTTATTTGGGTTGTATTATTATTTATCAAAGTCTTGACCTTATGGGTATTTTAGTTTATTTTACAGTTATTATATTAATTAGAGTGGTATATTATGACGCAAAAAATCTGGGAATGTAAAATAGGTAGTATAAATATTAACCTACTACCGGATAGTGCTGATAATCCAATGCGTCGAGCCGTTGAAAAGGCATTTTTATCAACAGTAAAAAAAGAAAGTGATTTTTGTTTTTCTGGGTGGGGGGGACAGATAACCGAATCAGAGCTGGCGGCGATTGAATGTCGAGAACCCTGCGCTATCAAATCCGCTATTGAATTAATTGAACAATTTGAAATAGTCAATGAAGGTATATCCAAAATTAATAGACATAAAATAAATGTAATAATAAAAGAATTAAAAGAAATCATATTAATAGAAAAATTAACGTATGGTTTTAAATGAGAAATGTTATTACATTCACTAAGGTATGTTTACCGTATGGTTGGTTGGGAAATATGAGCCCCCACCCAGTAACCTACAAAGATATTAGATATCCAACTGCCGAACACTTGTTTCAGGCGTTAAGGTTTTCTGAAGACCATATCATTCAAACAGAAATAATCAAACACAACTCACCAATGAGAGCAAAAATGATGTGCAAACCTTATTTAAACGAATGTATCATTGCACCTAGAAGTGAAAAAGACATTGAAAATATGTTAATGGTGTTATTATTAAAGATTGATACACATTTAGATTTGCGAGAAAAGTTAGCAAATACCAACGATGATATTATTATAGAAGACGTAACTAAAAGGCCAAATGAATCCGGATTATATTGGGGCGCCGCATGGAATGGCACGGAATGGCATGGTACTAATATGTTGGGGCAATGTTGGATGAGTATTAGATCTCTCATTACAGGGGCTGTTAAATGAATTTTGTAGAATATTTAAAATTTGCATTTTCATCTTCATATAGAAGAAAATATATTGCAGACCGAGAAATGCGTATTATCGGCCATAGTGAAGTTAATTGGAATTTAGTGGGTGGCGACGGAAACAAAAATATTAAAATATTAAAATATTAAGTGTTCTTTTTTATGAAAACAATCCAGGAATTAGAGAGTATAAAGTTAATGTTCCGTAATATGATATAACATATTATTGGCCTAAATTAAAAGTGTTCATGAAGTTGAACTACGGAAAGCTTCCGGAATCAGACCCGATTGGTTTCAGGATATTTTACACAAAAAATTAATGTCATAGTTTAAAATTGACTTGAATAATATTACCATATATAAATATATTATTGGAAGGTGACACCTCTTATTTGTGGAACAAAACTCCATATAGACAATGTGCCCCGGTACGCCAAAGAAATGCATACAATGCGTTTCTACAGGTCCTCAGAAGTACTAAATGCTCACGCCGATTGCAACGGTTAACGGGCAGATCAAAATAGACTACTAGACTACACTTCTTCTGCTTACAGAAGAATGATCAACTGCAATAGTGAAAAGAAGGAAGGGGCATTTATACAAGAAAATGCATGATTGAAAGCGGTGTTAAACCGGGCGGGGCTTCAATTTAATATAGGGAATAAAATGTTTATTAAATTAAAACATGGAGAACATTGGCTATATAAACCAAGAAAAAAGAAATTAGGCATGAAACAAAAGTTTTCAAAACCCATGATAGCATGGCTAAAGCAAAACATTTCATCATACCATATAATAAAGGATGGTCCTTTATCTGGTATTCTCATACAGGATGAGAATGAAGCGATGATTTTCAAATTAACTTGGTTTTCTACAACCAAAAGTAATAGTATAATTACTTATATAAAAAAGTTAGGTAAATTTTAATGAAAAAATACAAAACTGGCGATTTCGAAAATAGGCCCTGGGGTAAATGGGAAGTTATTTCAGACGAAACGTACAATCCAAATTCCATAGTCAAACGTATTATAGTTTCCCCAAAACAACGATTAAGTCTACAATATCATAATTTTAGGAATGAACATTGGTTTGTATCAAAAGGAATTATCAAAGCAACGGTTGGAGAAGAAACATTTGAGTTATCTTTTGGTCAAACCATTCATATCCCTGTTGGTACTACGCATCGAATTGAAAACCCAAGTAATGAAGATGCAATAATAATTGAAATTCAATATGGCGATATATTAAATGAAAATGATATTGTTAGAATACAGGATGATTACAATCGTTAATAAACAATCATTTGAGTAACTGCTGACCCGCC